TGCCCTGGGCAACTGGTGGAAGCTGACCGACATCTCCAACGCACAGAATCTTAGCTCCTCCGAATGGCTCGAAAGATCCACGAGCTTTACGTAAGGCAGCTTCGATGAAGTCAAGGTGATCGCATCGTACCATGCCTATCTCATCCAAGATAATCCACGAGCAGTGCTTCAGTACTTCTTTGCGTTGTCCTCCGAAATACCTGCAAGATGGATCGTTGAATCTCTGCCTGTGTACTGGCTGATCCTTGAAGTCTGGATTGATTGGATGAGTTGATGGTATACCGAACAACTTATGTATTGTACTGCCTCCAATGATAGTAGCTGCTCTGCCAGTTGGTGCTGCTAAGATCGAGCAGTCGAATGTCTTAACTATTTCTTTTATCAGAAATGACTTACCTGTACCTGCTGATCCAAAGCAGATCAGTCTACTGCCCTGTCTGCCAGTCAGCATACAGTCCATCACGTGCTGTTGTTCTATCGTTAATCCCATAGTTTATCTCTCCTCTAATCCCTTAATAGATCGTTGTATCTGGGTACAATTAGCCCCTACAAGGGACTAACCATTCTATCCTTGATCCCATGTAATGAGTCAATGTAGAGCTGGTGCCTGAGAGGACTCGGTACGTCACTATAATCCTCTTTGGTCAGGCATTAGCCATCGCTTTCGCGATCCTTTTTACAACCAGATGGGCAAGTTCTGGTAACCGATGTCCCTTGTACCGTTTCGGTACGCCTGATTTAAAGGCCAAGGGTGCAACTTTCTGTGCTGGTATTACTACCGCAGAAAGGAATTGGACAAACTTTCTTCATTTGTCAAGCCGACCCTCTTTTTTGTAAAGGTAATCAAAGATCTTCCTTAGCTCATCCTTGCCTTCCTCGATCTCATCAATCACTATACGACACAGTGCGTGTGGTAACCGATTCTCTACCAAGTAGGACACCATCCTGTCTAGGTGATAGTCCAGCTTCTCCATCTCCCAGTGGCAGTACAGGGAAGTTCTCAGGTCACTAGGATCTATACCTAGTTTTCGTAATTTCTGTGTGCTGTATTCTTTAGGCATATCTATTTCATTATTGTCCCCCAAGGGATTGATTCCATTACTGACTTTTTTATAAGGTTATCTATTGCCACCTCTTTGACGGCTTCCATCTCCTCTGCGTTTACTGGGCTGAGTAGATCGACTATCCGCTTTATCTCAGCTTCATAATCTTCTCTTCCGATCTTTTTAAGAAGCCCTTCTTCCATTAGCTTTTTAGGTTCTCTTATCACCTTCTCTAATGGAACGATCTTAATGTCCTTTACTCCAAGCTGGTTTCGAAATCGGTTCCTAGCCTGCTTGGCTGCAAATGGCGTAGCACTTGTTCCCAGCACGTAGTTCCCGTATTTTAAGGCGAACTTTTTGCCTAAGTAGTACGCACTGCTGACATCAGCGTAGCACATACTCTGTTTCTGTATATTTTCTTTCTGTTCTTTAGTCATAATGTTTAAAATAATCGCTCCCATACCAGCTCGTAGACAAAATGACTATCGTCACTCAGTTCCTGAAGCTCCTCTTCAGTAGCTTTACGGCCATCAATTTCTGCGTAGCTTATGTAAGCATCGCAAAAGTCTGGATAGTCGCGGGTATCAATACCCTCAACTTCCAAGTTTTCTAGTTTTGCATTTTTCGGTATCATATTTCTGTTAGGTCATCGTGTTGGCTCTGACCAATGCCGTCTTCGATGTACTCGATAGCATCGGCCAGAACTTGTTTTTCATCTTCCTCGTTGAGGTCAACGTTCTTATCCATGAGATCCTTGACCTTTCCAAGGACTAGGAAACCATCCTCTTCGTCGAGGTAAACCTCTAGTCGCATTTTCTGCTCCCTTACGGTTGATGTTATAATCATGGTGTAGTGTTGCCCTCCCCAGATTGTAGCTGATCCTGAACGCTATAGGTTTCGTTGTGAACCTCCCTAAGATCCTGAAAGAATGCCCCTATTGTCGTTCTGGCGTTCGAGATTGACTCCTGTAGCTCGTCCTCCGACTTTTGCCAAGCGCGAGCATCCTCTAAATCCATTGGGAGCTGCTCCCTTTGAATACCCCTGATATTACAAGAGAGGTCATACAGCTTCTCGTCTGCACTAATCCTCTCCCCGTTGGTTACGTCCTTGCGGATCTCTCTGATGAACTCCACAACGGAGTCCAGTGCTTTGTGTGTGTGTGTTTTTTTCATACGGATTTAAGGTAAACGTCAGTGTTTTCTATGGTTGTTAAAAGTTCATCCCAGTTGTTATCTGGGTAAAAGGTCTCATCTACTGCTGGGATCGGCTCGTCAATCTCAAGATCTCTGGATAAAGACCCTTGGTCAAGAACAAACATATGAAGTCCAGCGATTCTTCTTTCTGTTCGGCAGAGCTTGAATGGATCACTTGGTTTGTTTCTCATATTATGTCCCCCCATTGGCTAGAGATTGCTAATCCTATGCCCATGTATGTCTTGCTTCTTATCTTCCACCTGTCGGGACTAGGTGCAAGCTTATTCTGGCCTGATGGCGTTTGATTCTCCCAGTACCCGCACTCTGGCTTAGGAAGAATGCAGGTAGGCTTAATTTTTGGCAGATTGTGCAACCACAATCCAGTGTTCTTGGAGTGTGGCTCTCCGAACATCCAAGGTTGAATGTACTGGGTAGCCTTACCCATTTGAGTGTGACCCAGCACCCCTACTGGATTCTCGAACGCCACCCTCTTGGCCTTACGTTTACAGAGATTCCATAGATCCTCTGTCCACTTCATGGCATTGGCTCGGTTCTCCGTATTCGAGTGATGAGCGTTTCCAGAAATAGCAAGGTACTGGCACGGTGGATGGCCTACGATCAGATCGAAATGACCGTCCTCAAATCCCTCTAGGAACTCTACAGCGTCCCCCTTCCAGTGATGCCTATCATTAGGTGAAAGGTCATCTGCTGGAAGTACATCGCAGCTAATCGTCTCGTGTCCAGCTTCTCTGAACAGCTCCCGTAGCGTTCCGCTAGTCTCGCAGATTATTGCGACTCTAGCCCAGTTATCAATGTTCTGTCTATCCATGTTATTTTCTCCTTTGTGTTTAGTTATTCGTAAAGCTCCGACTGCATCTCTTTAGCAATATTGACGGCTTCGTCGAATAAGGTGGTGAACTCTGAGTTAGTGATGCACAACCATTCGGCCCCTGTCCAATTTTCGTGTTGAGCTGCCACTCGGTAACCGTATACCCACTCCTCGATGTCGTCGCTCCACTCTTCGCTGTCGAAGATCTCGATTGACTTGTTACGGCGACGGCCATCTGCGTCGTCTTCGTATCGTTTAGTGATCGGGAAGTTGTAATCCATTTCGTTTTTTATTTTATCCATGCTCCAAAAGTTGACGAAATAAGCTGAAAAGGTCGAGAATTATTTTCAGCACAATGAACTTTGCCGAAAATGTACAATGTATAAGAGGGAAGAGCATCCCAGTAGATCCGTTGTCGTACAGTAGGTGTATGTATGTAGATGTATGTAGATGTATGTAGATGTATGTATGTATATGTATGTATGTATGTATGTATGTATGTATGTACTTATTTATCCGACAAAATAACGATAATGGGATCTACTCTAAACTCTATTGACAATAAGACCTAATCTCAATTTACATTTTTTTTACGTTACCAGGTTAGCGTACCAGGGAAAAAAATAATGACATTTGAAACCCTAAAGATTCACTTCAAAGCCCCTTCAAAATAACTAAAAAAAAGGCTTCCATTATCTAAAAAATCCGCTTCTCTCTAGTTATGGAAATTATCCTAAACCTAACGGCGGAACAAATCCGCTTCATCAGTGGGGTAGTCGTTCTGATTGCTTTGCTTAAAATCGAAACACTAAAAAGAAAGTCTAATAAATGAGAGTAGTTCTAAGAAACCATAACGAAGTTGCGCACATTTGGGCCCAACAAAATCAGCAACACGGAAGGGCAAGTAATATGTTTTTCTATGGGAAAAGCATTTATTCTTACGGTGAGCACTACACGCTTGCCAAATTTCAGGAAAATGGAGTCGTTTTGATTAATTCAGAAAGCCCTTCCGTCTCAACTAGTAAGCACACTTCGATAGTTTATTCCGCAATTCCTAAAGAAACCGCTACTTTCATGGTTCCTTGTACGGGGAGCGAAAGGGAAAAAAGGAACGATTTAGAAAACGTCTATTACTACGCTAAGAACTTTCACAAAAGTCTTGAGAAGGCTTCGAAAGCTCGAAAGTACTACGCCTTCCACCTTACGGAAGCAAAGCGATCAAAGTATACTGCCATTGAGTATTGCGAAACCTTCGATTGTGAAGCCCTTCTAGAACGCTTTGATTTTGATTTTGATTTCGAAGCGGATGACATAAAAGAGAAGATCAAAGCAATTCGCATCCGTGAAGCTAAGCGGAAAGCCGAAAAACTAGCCAAGCTTAAAGCCGAAATGGAAGAAAAAGTGATCGCTTGGCGTGAAGGCAAAAAGGTTTGGATAAGCTCTTATCCAGAAACCTTGCTAAGGTTGATTGATGACGGGAAAACCGTTGAAACATCTAAGGGAGCTTATTTCCCTACAGAACAGGCAAGGCAAGCAATTCGATTCGTAAAAGCCGTTATTAAAAGCGGAAAAGCATGGCAAAGGAACGGCGAGCAGTTTAAGCTCGGAAATTATCAACTCGATGCCGTATCAACTGTTGGAACTGTCAGAGCGGGTTGCCATGTAGTAAAATTTGCTGAAATCGAAAAAATGGAAGGGGAACTTGTCAATGATTGAGGAAGTGCTAGACATGCTGATTCTGGGAAATTACACCTTCCGCCAAGTAGCGGAAGAATTTGATATCTCAATTAAGGAAGTAGCGGATATTTACTCGAAGTACTTACTTAACTAATAGGCCCTACTTAAGGCCCTTCAAAGCCCTTGCCTCAACAGGTAGGGGCTTTTTTGTGGCTAAATACATTGAGAACCGTTTGACGGGTTTAAAGCTTAATGGTATAATGCGATTGAAGAGAGCTTAAGAGATCAAAGGAAGATCTTAAAGCTGATCAAAGGGCTTCAAATAGTACCCATTAAAAGGGCTGATGTTTAGGCATTGGATTGGATCACCTGATGTCAGAAAAAATGTTATTATGATTCGCCAGGTTATTTTGAGCGATCAAATTTTACATTTTGACTAATCAAAGTACTAATTTTGACTAATCAAAGTCCATTGTTTGATCAATCAAAGTGATTAGTTTGACTAATCAAAGTACTGACTTTGACTAATCAAAATGTAAATAAAGTGTAAAGTGGTGGGGGGTGGGGGTCAGTAATGCTGAGGGCGGTCGGTACTTGTATCATAAACCACCCTTTTAAAAATTGTTGCACTCAAGGGGTTTACGGTACGTATTACTTGACATTACAATAATAATATGCAATAAGAATAATGTGCAGCAAGAATTAATCAAGGAAAAGCTTTTATCTGACATAGATGAAAAGATCAAGGAGTTCGTTAAGAGTTCTGAGCTTGATGGTGTCAAGGCATTAGAAAGATATGATCCCGAGAAGGCTGCTAAGATATTGTTCCTTAGTGCTAGTGGTAAGACTCAGACTCAGTTAGTACGTAAGTACGGGTTTAAGAGAAATACTATTGTTAGGGTACTAGCTACTTACGCTGATCACTTAGGTAAGTGGAGGGAGCTAGGTGGTCAACTAGCATCTTATTCTTATCTGCATATTAGTTCCTTAGAAGAAGATATGGTTCAGAAGGTACGTGAGGACATGGAGTCAGGTGAGATTAAGCCTACCTTTAAGGACATCAAGGATATCAGTATAGCTAAGGCTAACTCAGCTAGGGAGGCTTTATTGGCTAGGGGTGAAGCTACGAGTATTAACAGGGAGGAAAAGGTTTACACTGATGAGGACTACAGGGAGCTAATGGAAAGGGCTAAGAACAAAATGAAGGAAGCACAGGTAATAGATTTAGACGATGAACGGTAAAGGCGATAGAAATAGGGTGTCTGATTGGGATAAGTTTTACGAGGGGTACAATAGGATATTCCGTCCTAAGGAACCCTTTTATACGGACATCAAGGAGTACGAAAGTAGGTTCAGAGGTGGAAGATCAGATTCTAAGATTGAAAGCAAACCCTTTAAAGGTGATCCAATTAAGCACGATATAACACGAATTATTTAATGAATAATAACCTTGAATTAGTCCACAAGTGCTTAGACACCATTACTCCAGGTTGGCAATCTGTTTTAGTTGCTACTGTTACAGAGGAAGGCTTTGAGTACGACATTTTCAATAAGATGGACGAGGAGCACTTTCAAGAAAACCTAGCTGTCTTATTGGCTTTAGTTGCCAAGAAGTCCTTGCAGGAGCTAGAACAAATAGATTGGACAAATAATTAAGTTTACTGAACATCCTTTTCTGACTCCTCCTACAGCAGAGGAAATTGTCTGGCTGTACGAGAACGACCTTAATCTTCTTAAGGAGCTGCACAAGGCTCATGAGAGCAGGATTAAGGCATCTGAGGACGATCCTATTCGTCATGGATTTAATCTACCTGGGTGGGAGCGAATAAAGGATGGGTTGCAGGATTACAACGAGTGCTTGGTTCTTGGTGGTAATAGATCAGGAAAGACTACTGGATTTGCAAAGATCGTAATGGAGGCAGTGACTGAAAGCAATGATGGTCACTTAGTATGCTTTTCCCAGAACGAGGATACTTCCATCAAGGTGCAGCAAGCAGCAGTATGGGAGATGATGCCTAAGGAGTTCAAGAAGAAGACTAAGAGCATAGAGGGGTACATTAATTACAGTATGCAGAACGGGTTTACGGCTAAGAGCTTTATTTTCCCTGATACCCGTACCCGTGTAGACTTTAAGACGTACACTCAGTACAGCAACAACCAGACTATCTTAGAGGGTTTTGAGTTTGGTTTTCCTGATGCTAAGGGCTTAAACATAGGTGCGTGGTTAGATGAGTACCTAGGTGATGCTTCATTGGTAAATACCCTTAGGTTCCGACTGGCTACTAGGGACGCTAAGATGGGAATAGGCTTCACTCCAATTGATGGCTATACTCCCTTTGTGGCAGAGTACCTAAAGGACGTAGAGACACTGCAGACACGTCATGGTGAGTTGATAGATAAGGAAGTCCCTATCAAGCAGTACAGCCCATCTAGGGACGCCTCAGTGGTGTACTTGCATTCAGATGAGAACCCTTTCGGTGGTTACGAGCGTATAGCTAAAGACCTTAGAGGCAGACCAGAAGAAGAGATACTAGTTCGTGCTTACGGTATACCCGTTAAGAGCATGACTTCTTTGTTGCCCTTGTTTAACACTGAGGTGAACGTATTAAGCGATGAGCCAAACAAGTACGGTATGACCTTTCCTGACATATCTAATGAGCACAGGTACACCTGTTATCAGGTAGTTGACCCAGCGGGAGCTAGGAATTATGTAGCAATATGGGCAGGAGTAAACGAAAAGGGAGATGTGTATATTCGTAAGGAGTGGCCTGATAGGGACTACTACGGAGAATGGGCTGTGTTCGGTGATCCTAAGTGGCGTTATGGGCCAGCATCAAAGAAAATAGGTTACAACGTACAGGGATACGTTGATTTGTTTGAGGAAATAGAGGATGATATTGAGATAGAGGTATTTGAACGTATAGGTGATAGTAGGTACTTCGCTAAGGAAAACTCCGACAACGATGACTTGTTTACTGAGTTCGATGATTGTGGCATGACCTTTATTCCGTCCGATGGCAGAATGGAAGAAATAGGCATTAGTGCTATAGATGAGTGGTTTAGTTACAACCCTAACGTACCAATAGATTCTGCTAACAGACCACGGTGCTACATACATGAGGACTGCGGTAACCTTATAGACTCCTTAATTAACTACAACGCTTCAGGCAAATCTGATGAGCCATTAAAGGACTTCTTTGATATTATTCGTTATTTACGAATGGCGAATGGAGGCGATGGCCCTGACCACGTTCTTGCTAGAAACATGATGACAACCCGTATAGGATCAGGATATTAAATATGGCTAAAGTAAAACTAACTAAAATTGCAGATAGGTTCGAATCAAGCTTTGATTCGTTTCTTAATCTAGCTAAACGAAAGCTATCCGCTGAAATGCTTACAGGCAAAGGCAGGAACACTTGGGTGAATGAAGAAGGTCAGAAGATTTTAGTTGACTGTATGTACATCGAAGAAATCGTTCCTAAGCACTTTAAAGGTAAGGTACTGGCAGAAGCCCCTAATCCTAGCTATGTGTTTGCTTACATAAATGAGATTAAGATGAAGGTCCCTGTGGTTATTCCCAGAAGATACAAGGGAAAGATGAAGGGGAAAGTAATAACCATTGAAATGATAGAAGATGTTAGAGGACGAAGTTACAGATACGTTGCATAACTTAGTTGTAGATAAGGCATTTATAGATGAGCAAGTCGATAGACTGCTTGCTTGGGAAATATTTGTTAGGACTGTTAAGGGCGAAGATCAACAAGATATACCCCCATCAGAATTGTGTGATAGAATAGGTGTTCATAAGTGGTACGTAAACCACCTCCTAGAAGATATTAAAGGTAGATTTTATGCAGAGTGATTCAGTTTCAGAGTCACTAACCTACGTTAGTGCTGAACCAGACATCAAGTCTCTTCAGTACGCCTACGACCAGTCGGTGGTTGAGCTTGAGGCGTACTTTGACTTGTGCAGAGAGAGTTATGATGAGCGTCGTAATTGGTGGCCTGGGAAGAGTAGAGATCTTCGCAAGCACGGTGCTGATGCTTTTCCATGGGAGGGTGCATCCGACATGGAAAGTCATGTTATTGATGAGCGAATTACTAGGCTTGTATCCCTCTTTATGGCTTCTCTGTCTAGGGCTAACATTAGGGCTTTCCCAGTAGAGGTTCAAGATGTAGCCAGAGCTAAGGTAGTTTCTAACTTCCTTAAGTGGATGATTTCTTCTGGGTACATTTCTCGCTTTAGCCGCGAGATGGAACTAGGGGCTAATTACTTGCTAGAGCGTGGACTGCTTATAAGCTACGTAGGATGGCACTCAGAGGACAGGAAGTTCCTTCAGAGACTAGACCTTAACCAGATAGCCCAAGTAAGCCCTGAGTTAGCTGAGATGATCCTTTCGGGTCAGAACGAAGACCAGATGGTGGCTATGCTGCAACAGACCTTTGATGGCGTTACAGTTAAGCGAGCAAAGAATGCACTGGCTGAACTAGCTGACGTTGGCTCTGCTGAGTTGCCAGTTGTACGCCGTCAGATAAATGCACCAGAGGTAAAGACACTAGCCCCAGATGGGGACTTTATCTTCCCTCCGTATGTTACCGATCCACAGCGAGCACCTTACTGCTTCTGGAAAACGTACTACACGGCACAGGAGCTAGAAAATAAAGTAGCTACTGATGGATGGGACGAAGACTTCGTTGAGTTAGTTATAGAGCGATACCGTGGAGTTAATATAGACTCTATCGAGCGTGAGCAGGAGGGCCGTCGGTCATTAAGCCTTACCGATAATGCTTACGAGGCTGAAGAGCTAATAGAAATAGTTTATGGATTTCAACGTTTAGTTGATAAGGAGGACGGCTCCGAAGGGATATACTGCACAGTATTCCACAAGGAGTTCAGTGGTGATGGTGACATTCCTGGGTTCGCAAAGTTCGAGTTGCTTAATGGCTACGAAGACTACCCAGTAGTAGTTACTAAGCTATCTGAAGACAGCAAGCGACTGTACGACACGATGACTGTCCCAAGTCTACTCAAAGGAATACAGCAACAAGTCAAGATAGAACGTGATAGCCGTATCGACAGAAATAGCCTTGCCACCGTCCCTCCAATTTTACACCCAGTAGGACAGGCTCCTACGGACTGGGGGCCAGGAAGGTACGTTCCTTATCGTCGTAAGGGCGATATAGATTTTGGGCCTACGCCTCCGTACAACCAGGGTTCACTTGAGATGGAGAAGACAATGGAGCAGCAAGCAGATAGACTTGTTGGTTTAGATGAAGTATCTCCAATCTCACAGATTAGGAAGCAGTTCTTGGTAGATAAGTTCCTTAGCCATTCCGCTGAGGTTATATCGCAGTGCTACCGTTGCTTTCAGAGATTCGGCCCTGATCAGATATTCTTTAGGGTTACTGGTGTACCTGATCCACAG